CAGTAACTTCAGCAAATGGACAAGCAAATGGACCAACTACAGTAACTTCAGCAAATGGGGTAACAGCACAAGCAGCACCGGGATCAGCAAATGAAGAAATTAGAGCAGGAGCAGCAATTGCATTGGTGGCTGCTATGGCTTCTGCAATCAAAGTTGCTGAAAGTAAAAGAATAAATGATCCTGTTATAGTAAAAGAAGAAATAAAGGGTCAAGGACAAGGACAGACAACGGGTCAAGGACAACCAAACACGGCAACAGAACCTATAAAAGATAAGCGAATAAAGAGTTTATTTTTAGATAATTTACATTTATTTTTTGGAGATATTCATTTGATACCTATAAAGGAGTTTATCAATCCTTCTCATCAACTAAATCAGCACCGAGATATGATTACTATGAATGAGACACAGAGAGAATTCTATGAACATGGCAGGTTATTAACCTTATTGAAAACCATGTTCTTCAGAGAATCTCAAGGGACTATTTCAAAGGAAGGTAATATTTTAAGGGGAGGAGGTATTACAATAGAACAACTAAAAAATAAAATAAAAAAGGGTATATTATTGATAAAACCTAAGACTTAGAAAAATTGTCTGTAAATGTATTCAATTTATTTATTAATTTATTTAATTCATTCATATCAACACCACTTAAGATATTTATGGCATTTTCAATTTCAGGGTTATCCTTTTTTACACTTTCAACCATGTTACTAATTTTTTTATCTTCCTTCGCGTGATCTTTAAGTGTATATTCTAACTCATTTTCCAAAGGTTCTATCATTTTTTTGACAGAACTTTTATAGCATATATCTTTGTATTCATCTATATCAACTATATTTGTCCTTAACCAAGTTTGGGTTTTGTTATCAAGCATTTCAGCCTCATTTTTATATTTCAAATAAAATCCTTTATCTGTATCATTTCCATCAAGAGCATCCTTCATAAAAGGTTTTATAGTATCCTTAAAGTCATTCAAATTTACTGAGACACCCGATATGTCAACAGAGTATAGGTTTTTATAAACTTTATTTGTAAAGTCGGTACATTCGTTATTTGAAAGGTCTGTAAACCCTTCATTAGATCGTCTTGCAAGTACCAAAATATTTATAATTAAAATGGTTAAACCTAATATGATAATCATATTTTTTGTGAATAGATAAATAAGAATGGTAATTAAGCAAAAATTCAAAATACTGTAATTATCTTTTAAATAAATGAAGTATCCGATATTGAACAAAGTCAAAACAAACAAAAGATAGAGAATATATTTATTATTCAATAGCGAATTGATTTTTTTCATTATATATTATTTTAATATAATAAAATTGAATTGAAAAAAGTATTTGAATATATTGTCAAAAAAATGGAACTGGCTATTAGCGAACCCTACTTTTACGGACTTCATGGAGGCGACAAAAGTATACCACAATTTATGGTTGTTTATGGTTGTACACTTGATGAATTTTACAATAATGAATGGCGAGATGAATTAAAGTGTGTTGTAAAAAATACAAGACGACGTGTTGCGGGACTATATTTGGACCACGACCTATTGCGTAACTATAAAGAATTGATTCGTTTGAATAAAATTATCAAGTTAAATTTGGTACAGATATTTGTTGAAAATGACAGATGTTTGTGTATTCTTCACACCTATAAATTGAATATCTTCAAACGAAAATGGCGAAACCTGCACAGACAGGCTTAAAAATATACGTTCAAAACTTTCAGGTCTTCCTGTAATTGTTTTTTTATTTCTTCATCGGTACAGTTATCTATATGGCTCTGTAAATAATCAACTAGTTTTTGCAAATGTTTGTCTCCGTATTTATTATAATATTCTTTCATTTTTTCAATACATTTTTTCTTTTCCTCTTCTAATAAATAAGAGATTTCTGTTGGATCCATTAATTATCACCAACATAAAAATATATAAATTTTACAGTATAAAAATATAGTTGTATTATAATAAGATGAGTACCCATGTTGAAGAACCGCTATTGAAAGAAGACCAAGGAAGGTTTGTAATGTTTCCGGTTAGCGATCAAAACATATGGAAGATGTATAAAAAACAGGTGGAATGTTTCTGGAGACCGGAAGAAATTGATACTGCAAAAGATAACTGGAGTTCTCTTACAGCAGACGAGCAATATTTTATTAAAATGATACTCGCTTTTTTTGCAGCAAGCGACGGAATTGTCTTAGAAAATTTAGGAGCCAGATTTATGACAGAAGTACAATTACCTGAAGCCCGAGCCTTTTATGGTTTCCAAATTGCAATGGAAAATATTCATTCTGAGACATATAGTTTGTTGATTGATACATACATTAAGGATGAAAAAGAAAAGGATTCGCTCTTTAATGCTCTTACTATATTTCCGTGTATAACAAAAAAAGGAAACTGGGCTTTGAAATGGATGAATCCCGAAAACAGTTTTTCAAAAAGGATCGTTGCTTTTGCTTGTGTGGAAGGTATATTCTTTTCTGGTGCATTTTGTTCTATTTATTGGCTTAAGAAACGTGGATTAATGCCCGGGCTAACCTTTTCAAATGAACTTATTTCTAGAGATGAAGCATTACATACCGAGTTTGCAGTATATTTGTATAGCAAATTAATAAATAAATTATCAAAAGAAGAATTACAGAACATTATTACCGATGCCGTTTCAATTGAGAAAGAATTTATTAATGACGCGCTTCCGTGCCGTTTAATTGGAATGAATGCGGGTTTAATGAATCAATATATTGAGTTTGTTGCAGACAGACTCTTAATTCAACTTGGATCAGAACCCGTTTATAAAGTTATTAATCCATTTGATTTTATGGAAATGATAAGTTTAGAACAAAAAACAAACTTCTTTGAATCGCGAGTTTCGGAATATGCTCTTTCAGAAAAATCCGGTAAGGATTGCGCTTTTGATGAGGTATTAAATTTCTAAATAGTATTTAATGGATTGCGAGAATTTAGAGTTTAACTTTTTAAAATGTATGAAAAAGTTGGGGAAGGCAGACGATAAATGCAAGAGAGAGTTTGATTCATGGTTCAATTGTCATAAAATAGATTTAACGATATGCTCCGCACTTAATAGAGCGCCTTCTATCCAACCTTGTTTTAAAGAAAATGCTTCTCCGCAAACATATATCCCCTCTATGCTAGAGAGGCCATTTATTATTTGATTAGAATTATATTTGCTTTTCCACGAATGATAACCTACTTCCCAAAAAATTGGTTTGAAATAAGTAGGTGGAGGAATATTTAGACTTGGAAATAGATTATTCAATTCAACCGAAATAATCTTTTTTAATTCACTGATCTTTTTTACTTTACCGTTATTCATAAAAGCATTAACATATTCACCATCGGCATAGGCAATCATAATGAGCCCATCGTGAATAGGTATGATATGTTTTGAAACATCGTCGGTTACCATACTATTTAACCCTTTAAACCAATAGGGTTCCGGGTATTCAGCATATATTCTTAAAAGAGGAGAGGAAATGACAGAATCAAACAAAGGAAACAACGGTTTAAGTATTGGAAACTTCAAATACTTTGGCGGGATTGCAAAGATTATTTTTTTTGCAAGAACACGGTCTACTTGAAATAGATTGTCCGCCCTTTTTATAACCTTTACCTTATGATTTAATACCTTGGTTATCTTCATTTTTGATATCATTCTTTTACATAGTTCACCAAATCCCTCTTTCAAGACAAAATATTTTCCCTCTTTTTTATACATATTAATCGCATCATACGCGTTGAATGGTTTCATATCGTCTGTGTATCCATGAATATTTATAATATGATCGGCTCTGTCTTTTCCTACTACATTAACACAGTGTTCATAAAAAGTTATCTCTCTCATTTTTTCGGAGTTGCGAGACGTAACCTTTTTTAAAAGATGGTGATAGTATTCTTGAGCGTGTGGAATAAGACCATCCTCTTTATCTATATAATCAATGTTTGGTGAAAGAGGTATAAAGGTCATATTGAATTGACGTAACAACTCGCATAACATTTTATCGTCTTCATTAAATCTCCCACCACCCATTTCATAATGAGGAGACTCATTTGTTTTTAACCTTCCTCCAAAATAGTCATTCTCTTCAAAGATGACAACCTTTAAATGCGGAGACAATTTTAGCGCACAATAAAGACCTGCAATCCCTCCTCCTATGATTGCGATATCATAATGGCCCATTAAATAATATAGTATATTTTTAATGGCGAAAAAAATTATTTCATCACAACCATCCATATTTAGAGCGGTATTTGAAGGCGTTGCAGGCGCATTTGCGGTAGTTATATTAATTGGTCTTATTTGTGTCATATTATTTGGAACAGGTTGGTATCTTATAGTAAAGTATAATAAAAAGGGTACGAAGTATTTTGAGGATATACAGCCCATGCAATATGTAGGAATTGTATTATGCGTACTGGCTTGCTTGCCGTTTATTCAATACTTTTTCTATGGATTTTTATCATCTGCAGGAGGAGCCGTATTTGATGGTATGTTTGAATAATTAATTAAATAAAATATATAAAACTTAAAGTTTAAAAACTACAATGAGTGAAAATATGGATCAACATATATTACTTATTAAGACCGTACAAATTGCACCTTTTAGAACATTAATGACTGCTCTGAAAGATATTCTGATTGAGACAAATATAACCTTCCAAAAAGATGGAATGCGTATTATTAACATGGATAAATCGCATACCATTTTGGTCCATTTGCATTTACTTAGTGATAATTTTGAATACTACGAATGCACCAAAGAGAAGATCATTGTCGGTGTAAACATGTTTCATCTTTTTAAACTAATTAGTACGATTGATACCGACGATACTCTTTCCATTTATATTGAAAAGGACGATTACAATGATGGCATTGTAGAACATTTAGTTTTAAAATTTGAAAACAAGCAAAAAGAACAGTGTAAAATTCAAAAACTGAAGTTGATTGAACCCGAACAAGAAGAACTTGATATTCCAGATGTAAAGTTTTCATCTATTATCAATTTACCGTCTAATGATTTCCAAAAGATTATTCGCGACCTAAACTCTATTTCTGATAAACTTGAAATAAAGTCCATTAAAAACCAACTCATCTTTAAATGTTATGGCGCGTATGCTAGTGCAGAAATTATTAGAAGTGAATCCGATGGAATGGGTTTTATTCAAAAGAATAATAAGGTAATTCAAGGTGAATTTTCTTTGAAAAATTTGAATTATTTTATTAAATGTACAAACCTATGTAATCAAATCCAAATTTATATGGAAAATGATCTTCCTCTCATCATTAAATATAATGTGGCTTCTCTCGGCGAAATTAAATTAGGACTTGCTCCTTTGCCATCATCCCATTGATTTAGTGCGGCGCAAAGTCTTTCCTTTGGATCCAGTTCTTAGTCCCAATTTAGAATTATCTTGCATTTTAAGTTTTCTAGGTCTTAAACTGTAAGCACTTTTGTATTTGGTTGGAACAACAGAGGGTAACAATAAGAGAGGGACGGTTCTATCTCTACATTTTTCTTGAATCTCTGCAATAATGATGTCAATCTTTCCGGTTTTAAAATATTTACCCATTAGTTCTTGTGAAAAGGTAACTCTTTGTCCTCTAAAAATTAACCCTAGTTTATGGTTTATTTTATCCTGATTTTGAATAACATATTCCAGAAAGTTTGAAGTAAGTTGATTAAAAATAACATCTGTCTTTGCTACGCGGTCGCCCAGAGAAAATACGTGGATTCCCTCCGTTTTCAAAAGAAATAAAAACATATAGACGATAAAGGCTCTGATTAGTTCAAGTTCGTTTCTATCGGTATACAACTTAATAAAGTCTTTAAATACATAGTTTAAGTATTTTAATCGCTGAACATGGTTAAACCATTTATGTTGTTTTACCGTACCATAAAGAGAGATTCTATCATTTGCAGAACCCACGTTGTCTACAAGTAAAGATTTCAAATCCTGAACGAATACGCCATCCAATTTAGGATTGCTTTCTTTGTAATGCTTCAAATATTCTGAATCTTCTCCAATTGGATTTTTTTGAATAGACCACACCATTTCAAAAAGATGGTCTGGTTTTTCCATATTAGAAAATTTGCATACAACCTGTATTTTTAGCGAAAAAGAATTACATACTTTTGCAACGTAAACATTACCTACTTTTACAAAATCAATCACCTCGCCTTCATCATCGTCTTCCTTTATATCAAAATCAACCGTATTATCAATCTGCATTTGAGAGACTTTAGATAAAACTGAACTGAAAAGATAACTTGAATATTTATCAATGATGTCGTTTAATTTAGTATGATTTTCATCTTCATACCAAAAATTATAGACTTCGGTATATTTATCCCTTTCATTTAATTTTACAATAGGCGTGTTTATTCTCACATCTACGTCCCCGGTAGGATCTAGGAATCTTTGTAATCCTCCATACTCTTTATTAAGTAATTCATAAACATATCCACCAAATAGAAAATAGGGTACGGGTGGAAGGCTTGCAGTGCATTGTATTTTTACGAAATCAAAATCATTTTTGTCTGTTTCTTCGTTATGCACTCCTCTTAAAAAAATATTCTCGCCTTCATACGTCCAGCCCCAATCTATTTCTTTTACTAAACTTACAAAATGATGCGCGTACTTACTTCCGTTTGTTGTAAATATTTTACGGTCGTTATCCCTGGTGTATTTATAAGCCATATATATATTCAAATATATTTATACTGTATAATGAAAAAAACTAACCTATTTATTTTATTAATTGTTATCTTTCTTGTATATATTATTATATATAATCTAATCTCTAGAGACTCTGTATATGTTACAAAAACATATGACTTAGAAAAAGATGGAGCCTCTATTTTCAATAAAGTTATTTCAGATATGGAAATAGAAAAATTGAAACAATATTGTAAAGAAAATAATTATAAAGAAGTAAAAAATAAACTCATCCATAATAGTAAATTAAATAATACAATTCGTCAAAAATTAGGAAAAGACTACCAATTTCAGGATTATATATGGATTATAAAAAAATCTAGCGTTCATACATGTCATAGAGACAATAATGGCGATTTTTTTAATGAAGGACAAAAATATCCTTCTTACACTCTAATTGTTTACTTAGAGGATATGGAAAAATGTTTAGGTATAATACCAAAAAGTCATAAAAGCCTTAGCCACAATAATATTAATCTAACCAATAAAGTAGAATCATTACTTTGTAAAAGTGGCGACGCCATATTGTTTAATGCAAATTTAATTCACGTGGGAACTATTCAAAAAAAGAACGATCACTTACGTATTCAAATGAAGATTACTCATAAAGATGATATTCCCTTTTTATCTTATTATGAAGATTTCAATAAAGTTTTAAAAAAGGATAATAATATACCAAAGAGTGTTTTACATTTTCAAAGAAATGTCTCTTGTATGTTTCCATTTATTTCTGACCTAACACAAAGTGAAAATATTAGTAGTTCACGAGGAAGTGATAACGGTGTAAAAGTTAGCACATCTCAAAAAATGTTTTCTTATTTATTTTACGGAAATAGCGACTTTTATGATTTACCCAATGCCTTTTAATCGGTTTCATGTTTCTTAAATAAACAACCCTTTTTATCTAAATAATCAATATCAATAAACACATTATGATTTAAATTTTCGCAATTTCGCATCCATATTTTAATAATACAAAAGGACTTTTTAGGCGAAAGGCTTATCCCCGTAATATTATCATAGACCTTTTTGTTTGTCGTAATTGTACCTCCTACTAATGCATAAAATAATCTTTTCCATACATATTCAACATTTTTATTATGAATCTTGAAAGAAAATCCGCCTCCCTTTTTATTATTTTCATCTTCCCACATAGGTTTGATATTATCTTTCATAATAAAGATTATTGTTTTTTTTATCAATTCAAAATTAAGTTCTTGAATAACACTCACCGCATCACAAACTGTTTTTATTTCCGTAATGTTATGATAACTTTCGTAAGACCAGTCGTCGGTGTTCTGTAAATGAATATAAAGGCTCCATTTATTCGCCAAGTTATATTCATTTACAGAATCTGAGTCCATAATATATACTATAATATTTTTTTATATTGTGTTTTATCTTATGTGTTTTTAACTTCATATCTTTTCATTTTTTCTTCAGGATCCGTTCCAAAAACAAAATAAATAACTAATGTCATATAGGAATAAATAATCAATGGCATAAATACAATTACCCATGAGACAATATTCAATCCTGTAAGGCATAGTGCTTGCAACAAACAAACAACTAAAATTGTCATGATTGCCTTTAACAATGCTCTTGAATACTTATAATCGTATAATTCCATAATAATATGTATCAATGCGAATACAATAAACACAATAGCAGGAGGGCATAATTTTTCAATAATCATATATAAAAGTTTATATTTAAATATATAATTATTTTTATTTTATAATGGATACAACAAAAGATTCCTTTGAAGAAGAAATAAATATTATTGTTAGACAAACCTCTTATTCTAGAGAGAAGTCAATAGAATTACTTAAACTTCATGGAACGGTGGAGGAGGTAATAAAGGACTATCTTGGTATTACAAAAAAGGTGGAACAACCGGTCTCCACAAACCAAGGGATCTTTAAAAGTATACGTAATTTTTTATAGTTATAGAAATTTCATCCTAATTTTTTTATTTGTCTGTACATTTGGATTCGGAGCAGTTTGTAAAGTAAGTATTTTAATGGAATTGTCAATAGGACTATAACTACAGTCAAAATGACTTATATCAAGAAGATCGTTCATTTCATAATTTAGATTTTTTATTGTGGATAAACCATCTGTAATAGTCTTATTTTTATATTTTTGATACATATTTTCCGAATAGTTTTTTTGTACACCATCCATTAAATGTAGAATAGATGGATCGCCGAATCTATAAAAGTTGTCTCGGTTTACTTTTATACCAGAGGCCTTTGCCCTTTCATAAAGTACGGTGTCCTCCCACCCCCAATACCATAAGGACGGGAAGCCGTTTAACTTCTCAAAGTCCGAACCTCTTATGGCCGTTATCCCGCCGAGACAAAAATCAAAACCATAGAAGTGTTTTATCTCGTTTTTTTCTAAATCATAGTTTAATAAATTTTTCTTATAAGGTAAAGTATCAATATCATTAAAAATGAAGATAATATCTTTGTATGATTCAGGATACTTCTCTTTTGCATATAAAAATCCACAATTTTTCATTCCACCACGATTGAAAGGCATGTTATTCTTTTGATGTGCAAAAATAATCTCATAGCTACCAGGATCATAATCTTCCAATAAATATTTTATATAATTATCAAAGAAATGTTTTTGTTTTTCTCTATCTCTATAAGGAATAATAAAAATATACTTCATTATGAAGATTCATTATATTTTTTTAAAATAACAGACGGAAGTAAAATGGATTCGTGTACCTCAAGTTTTTTATAACATTTATTTATTGTTACCTCGCTTATCTTACTAATCAAAGTAATCGCCTTTTTTGATATGTTTAGATTACATTTCTGACATACAAAATAAACAATTCCCGCTGAAATAGAATGCGGTGTATTTTCAGGTATCAACTTTTGAGATTCAACGATATTCGCAATAAATAGACACAACTTTGTCAGTTCTTGATTAATAGATAGTTTACTACAGTATCTATTGATAAAAGAGGAAGGAGTTGTATTATGGAGAACGGTTTTATTTTCCTCTTCACATTCAATATCATTTAAAATGCTTAATGCGTTTTTACAACCACGAGTAGCACTCGTATTGTCTAGTTTGAAGATGGAAGCAATCTCTTTAGAGGTTCTCGGGTGTTGATTGATGCTGCATGAAATATAGATAGAGGACGCCAAAATTCCGTCACGATTAATACCACGATAAGTTTTTACTTCGGAAATTTTATTATAATATCTAATGGCGTCATCAATGATAATTTTCGGTATACCTGCGTTGCTTGCTAGCACGCTAATGACTTGAAAATCATCGTATTTTGATTTTTCCTTGTAGGGCATGGACTGCCATTCGGTATAACGCCGGATCTTTCGCATTTCATAACTAGAACTAAAATTACATACTATCTTGCATCCAAAAGAGGATTCTTTCAATAGTGGATTAATAGGCATACCGCATCGCGTAGGATCCGTATTATTTGTATCATCTGCTCCGTAAAATCTCCATTCTGCGCCAAAATCTAAAATATCCTTATAGATTTTACCGCAACTCTTATTAGAACAGCAATTAAATCCTTCGTCGGATATAAAAAGCATTTCGCCACATGAACTACATCCGTTTTCGGAGTTATAAATACAGTCTATTTCATCTCTCTCCTCTTCTTTATCGTACAACTTCCATATGTCAGTGACCTTTTTTACGTGAGTTGAATGATTTTTTTGAGTCTTCATTTTATTTACTTTAAATAAATAAGATATGAATCAATTTTTATTTTGTTTATTTATACTAAATGGGAAACAGTATATCTAATCCATCTGAACCAAAAAATATAAAATCATTGTCTCAGACAATTGACGACATTGCAATTCATTATATACTCAAACAAAATGTCATTGACCTTCTAAGGTTAACCGATAAGGAATATTACGATAATCTAATTATTTTAATTGGTAAGGTATTTGATTCAAGGCTAAATAATCTTGAAATTGGAGTATTAAGCGGACGAATAAACGAGACAATCCAAGATGCTGTTTTCAGTTTGATGCCTGCGACAGATAATATTAAGAATAAAATGATAAGCAATATATCAAAATTTTATATAAAACTAATGATGATATATAGTGCGATTGTTGCGACCATAGACCCACAATATTCTTATGAAGACGAACAAGGACAAACCCAGTTTTTTTATTTGAAAGACCTCTCCTCCTTAAAAAAACTCCCGAAGCAATCAAACCCCGTCTTACATCAATTGACAAACCCTATGAATCTTTGCAGAAAACGAATCACCATTCTTAAAAATAAGCTTGAGACAAATGAAGATGATTTTATTATATTAAACCCCGGAGATAAATTATGTTCTTTAGATAGTGCAAGTAAATTAACGGACGAAGTAGGTATTAAAGAATTAGATCTTCTTTATTATGACATTTTTGATTATTCTAACAAATCGTGGAAAAAAAGAAGTCGTGAAATGGAAGCAAAATATAAAAAGGATCTTGTTCTTTTTTATCAGATATTTACGGGTAAAGAAAATATGCCAAGTGAAATAAAATCTTTTAAGGATATTGAATTACTTGACTTTAAAAATCTTGAATATTGTAATGATCCGTTGTTTAAACAAGATTTTACTGTATCAAAGAACGATAATTTGATAAAGGATTATATAAAACAAATAAACATTATTGAAGAAGAAGTAAAGGGTTATCGTACGAAACTAACAGATATTATAAAGGAAATATTTTTAATAAAAATGGTAGATGATGAACAAACATACAGCATCAACCCTACTCTAACAATGTCTCAAATTTTAAAACTAGAAGAGGATACTCGTGATACTATCATAAATTTATACACTAACTGTGAACGAAACTTTATAAAGGCTCTTCTTCTTTTTGAAGAGATTTATGATATAAAATCAAGAGATTCTCAGCAATACAGATATAATAATATAGAACAAGGAATTGTAACTACAGGTCTAAACACCACTTCATTTTCTAATTTTGATAAAACACCTGTCCCGCCAAGTTATAACAAGGAACCATTGTTTAAGAATACAATGAATATCAACTCTTTGTCTAAAGATCCTTCTTTCATGGCTTCGCCTTCACCGATGCCCTCTGCCTTTCCTTCTCCGCCTGCATCTGAACCTTCATCTGAACCACAGCCTTCATCGGAACCACCGCCTGAACCTTCACTCTTTTCTTCATCTGAACCTGAACCTTCACCTGAACCTTCACCTGAAACACCTCCTGCACCTGAACCTTCACCTGAAACACCTCCTGCACCTTCACCTGAGACTCCTGCACCTCCTGCACCTTCACCTGAGACTCCTGCACCTCCTACACCTGAACCACCGCCTTCACTCTTTTCTTCTTTTTTGTCTTCACCTGCGCCTGCGCCTCCAGCACCTCCCGCCACTAATTCGTCTGCACCAGCACTCCCTTCGTCTGAACCTCCAGTAAGTAATTCAGCACCTTCTTCTGAACCTTCAGCACCTCCAGTACCTGAACCTCCAGCGCCTCAACCACCTTCAGCACCTCCTTCATCTGAACCTCAAGCGCCTCAATCACCTCCAGCACCTGCACCTCCAGTTCCAGCGCCTCCTGCACCTACTTCAGCACCTTCATCTGAACCATCTCCCGAATCTAAAGATACTGACAAGCCAAGCCTTTGGACACAGTTTAAAAACTTTACTTTATCGCCTAGCCCAGAACAAGCAAAACCTGAAGCACAGACACAACAGGTAAAACCCGAAGCAGTACAGGCAAAACCTGAAGCAGTACAGACAGAAATAAAACCGGAAGTGAATCCGGTACAACCAGAAGTAAAGCCAACAAATGCAAAATAGATTAAACTTTCATACTTTTTATAAGTTCTTCATCGTATACAAACATTCCTGTTGGTTTATAATTTGATACGGGCTTAGTCTCAGTTTTCTCAAAACGAACTACAGTTTTATCGGGTTTAGTTTCTCCAAATGAATTGACTTCTGTATTTGTCTTTTTTTTAAATTCTTCTCTTACATATCCAGGGACCCAATGACTCCAACATATAAATATTAGATTTGGATGTATATATCTAGTTACAAATCCATCATTATTCAATCGGTCTATAATGAAAGTCAAACATTCAGAAAAATCATAATTGGGGTAGCCTAATAAAACCTCGGGCATAATAAAAGAACAAAACTGAGAGTTATCCCTTTGTTTTGAAGTCATTTTTATTTTATGATGTATCCTAGCCAATAACTTTGAATAAATAGACAATCTATTTAAATCACTCTTTTTCTTTGTTTCAAATAATTCATCAATGTTCAAGCGAGGTTCTTCCATTAATAGTTAAAAAGAAAATTATTGGGTTGACATGATTGTATTTATAAATTTATCCATTGTTTTATTTGAAAAGTCAGAGTCATATTCATATTTTTTATCATTTACCTTCAAAATAATGGTGGGATAAGATTCTATATTGTAGATAGACGCCTCATTCGCGTTTAGATCACAATCAACCTGACTAAAACTAATTTTATAATCTAATGAATAATTTTCTCTATAAAGATTCCATTTGTCTATCGTACTTTTACAATGAGGACACCATGTTGTAAAGAATAAAATTAATTCTCCCGATTTATTATCGTCTACAAATTCATTATTAGGTATAAATAGTTTTTTATCCTTTTTAATGAATTTGTTATATAAATAATAGACTAGAAACCCCAAAATAATAAGGAATAGAATAATGTAAAAGAACATTATATAAATAAAATAAAATAAACCGTTAATTTTACTTAATTTAAATGTGGGTAAAAAAACACAACACAAACTCATACGTTTTTATTGATATAAATAAATTTACCTACAAAAAGAATTTTTATGAAGAGTTGATTCGTATTAAATTTAATAAAGTATTTGAACAAGAATCACCTCTTTTAAAGATTACGTATCTAATGAAATAGTTTATAAATTAAATAAGTAAATAATAAAAATAAACTTGCTATAAATGCGCAAACTTTCATGTCTAAAGGCTGTATAATTACAATACTAATGTAATATCCCAATAATAAAATACTTATCACGCGTATTATTTTACTATTGTAGAGGCTATTCGCTAAAATAATAAGCAAATCTAAAATAAATAAACTATTTTGTAATACAGTAAGCATACTTATAATTATATTTTATTATTATATAATGAAAACAAGAAAACTCAATACGTATACGCTTAATGATTATCATTCAGGTGAAGGAATGTTGACAACCGTATGGGGGCCGGCTATGTGGCATTTTTTACACACCATGAGTTTTAATTATCCAATTCATCCCACAGTATTACAAAAAAAACAGTACCGATCCTTTATACTTTCTTTGGAGCATATACTACCTTGTAAATATTGCAGAATAAATTTTAAAGACAACCTTAAAAAGGTTCCGCTTACCTACGGCGTTATGAAAAACCGAGACACATTTTCAAGATTTGTTTATAATTTACACGAACATATCAATACCGTATTGGGGAAAAAATCGGGACTATCCTATGAAGAGGTTCGTGAAAGATACGAACATTTCAGGGCTAGATGCACTAAAACCATTACCAAGGTAGAAAAAGGTTGTACCGAGTCTTTATACGGGAAAAAGTCAAAATGTGTCATAAAAATTGTTCCTCAAGAACATAAATGTGAAACATTTCAAATGAATAAAAGTTGTAAAAAAATAAGGATTAGAAGTTAGAAGACTCTTTAAAACTTGCTAAAATCTGTTATTAATGGAACCGGTAAATTACTTGAACCAGCCTGTTTGTAATTTACTACCTTTTTACATTCAACAATGGGTTCCGGGCATCTTTTACACGCTGGACAAGGAGGGCATGTATCCAAGTTGGAAGGCTGCGATTTTTTATCTTCTGCCGAAGCAGGTTCCGCGGGAACATTTGCCTTTGGTATAGATAAATTATAATCTGGTATAGGCTGGGTTCCAAATAAAGGTTCGGATGGTTTGTATTCTGCTTGGGTGGAAGGTTGTGAAGCCGGCTCTGGAGTATTTGATTGATTGAATGAAATGTCTCTACCGAAATTTGCGAGAGGGAAAAAGTTATTGTTAGCCCTTTGGTTCTTTTCTTTTTCCTTTTCCTTTTCTTTTTCATCTTTAAATGACGGCAAATCATCCTCTAATTCTGTATAAGGACTGTTAGGACATACGGGTGTTACGATCTGAGTTTTTAAAATATAATCGCTCTTGTCTACCGTAGCAAAATTGTTATAATCATCTCTCACGGTTGAATAACACCCAGGTACACCATTACCAGTCTCTCCACAACTCGGTACCTGGTCAAATCCCTCTAAATAAAAAGAATGATACGTTACAAACACAATAGAAATTACTAATAACACAACAAATACTTTAGTTATATTTTTCATTTATATAAAATGATAAAATATATTAAATACAAAATGCTATCCACGTAAAACCAAAATCGGATTGATGCAGATCATAGGACTGAATACCTCTAATATATCTATTTCCGTCTTCACGATATTGCCTTCCAGATCTTTGTTCATAATTAAATCCTCTGCTATCTACCCTAACAACCCTAATTGTTGTTTGTACGTCCCAACTACCTTCTGCTGGATTTGTAAATACAAAGACATTATTACTTGCAAAACTAGATGGAAAATTTACTCTGGCATTTGCTCCAAGACCAGCTTCTCTTTTTCCACATTGTATTCCAATTATATTTGAGGTACGATTTACATTTAATTTTTTCATGTCAATGTTTCCATTAACATTTAAACTATTCATAGTAGCATTATTGATATAACCGTTGCCATTTACATTCAAACTATTCGTAGTCGTATTACCATTTACAGATAAGTCTCTGCCTACATTTAAATCGTCCCACACCTTAACCTTTCTAGGATAATATCCGCCTCCTACGATAGACAGAAGAGACGGACTATCCCAAATTCCATAAGCAATTTTTCCTGCATTACCCTCTTTGGCCTCTCCATCACCTAAATGGATTGAAACGCCCCTGGGGATTTTTACTTCTCCCTTCAAAGTTGTATTTCCTGCTACTAATAATGGTCCTTGTATATCTGCATTACTTTTTACATTCAACGCGCCCTCTAGGTTTGTATTTTTCATTAAATTTAAATTTCCTGATGACGTAATTTGCTCTGGAACATGTATCGTTTTGCTTTCATCTTTGCTTGGATTTGTTGATCTATTATTTGAAAATGAAATGGGCATTACGTAATTGTCAACATTGTCAATACCCTCTTTTAATTTAAAATAAAACCCCCATACGACTGACATTAAAAAGATACATATAATAATAATAAGAGTATCATTCATTTATATCAACTGAGAAATTATTTAATATATACATAAATAAATGAAGGACACTCATAAATTAAAAACGGTTATTAAAATATTAAGGGACATAGATGCTGAAAGCAAAAATAACTATTTTACAATAAACAAAACCAAATACTTTGTAAATAAAAATCTTCTCTTCAAGAATGGTGTACAAGTTGGTTCTATAAAGAATGGTGTCATTATATTCAATAAACCGTTGATTAAGTCCAGAAAGTCCACGACTAAAGGTACACGAAAGTTTAAGTCAACCTTTAAACCTGTGGTTGACGAAAGTATTTCAAATTACAGAAATACAACTCGTATAAAACCCGTAGTTAACGGATCCATTCCAACCTACAATCCTTTGAGTAACTTTTCCGAACCTATGGAAAATCCCGAATCCGTTTCAGAAGTTCAAGAACCTGTTACTACTGAAGAGCCTGTAGAAGAACCTGTTACTACAGAAGAACCTGTAGAAGAACCTGTTACTACAGAAGAGCCTGTAGAAGAACCGTTTGATGAACATAAAGAAGATCTCTAGGCAGAACACATGACACAATCACTTTTTTCAGGAATAATAGTAAACTGTTGCGCCTGATGCTTTGCTTTTCTACGCAAGTAATACATCCCTGTTTTAAGACCGCATTTCCACGAATAAAGATGCATAGACGTAAGAATCTTATAATTAGGTTCTTCAATCCAAAGATTCATGGATTGACTCTGACAAATAAACGCACCACGTTCCTTTGACATGTCTATGATATGTTTCATCGGAATTTCCCATACTATTTTATACTTTCTTTTAATGTATTCAGGTATCTCTGGAATGTGTTGTACGGACCCTTTGTGTTCAATAATCTTGTCCTTTATTTTAACATTCCAGATGTTTAGATCAATGAGTTCTTTCATTAAATACTTATTGATTACCATAAATTCACCTGCAAGCGTTCTTCGCGTATAGATATTACTTGTAAAAGGTTCAAAACATTCATTATTTCCAAGAATTTGGCTTGTAGACGCAGTTGGCATAGGAGCAATACACAATGAATTTTTAACTCCGTGTTTCATAATGTTGTCTCGTAAAATAGTCCAGTCATACCGATCCGATGGTTTTACATTCCATAGGTCAAACTGAAACTCTCCGCGAGATAAAGGCGAGTTAGCAAAAGTTTCATAGGGTCCCGTGAGACAAGCCAGTTCCATGCTTTGTTCCATAGATGCGTGATACATTGTCTCAAATATATTTTGGTTTAAACTCCTTGCCGCGTCTGATTCAAAGGGAATGTCCAACATCGCAAATGCATCCGCTAAACCTTGTACGCCAATTCCAATAGGTCTATTTCTAAAATTACTTGATCGCGTTTTATCACTTGGATAAAAGTTAATATCAATCAAATTATTTAAATTAACGGTAACCTGTTTTACAACACGATGTAGTTTATCAAAATCAAAGGTCTTGTTTGATACCATGGAAGAAAGCGATACGCTTGCCAAGTTACATACGGCTGTTTCTTTTGTATCGCTGTATTCTACAATTTCGCAGCATAAATTAGAAGATTTAATCGTTCCTAGATTTTTCTGGTTTGATTTTTTATTACATGCATCTTTATAAAGCATATACGGTGTACCAGTTTCCATCTGGCTGTCCAAAATACGAAACCATAGTTCGCGTGCATTTATCTTTTTAAGATACATTTTTCTTTTAACGTAGTCTTCGTATAATGCGCGAAATTCGTCGCCATATACATCAGATAGTCCCTTTGAAATATTAGGACACATTAAATACCATTCCTGGTTATTTTCTACCTTTTCCATAAATAGATCTGGTATCCATAAGGCATAAAACAGGTCACGAGCGCGCAGTTCTTCATCGCCTTGATTCTTTTTCATATCCAAAAAGGATTCAATGTCTCCGTGCCACGGCTCCAAATAGATTGCAAAACTACCGTTTCGTTTTCCGCCGCCTTGGTCTACGTATCGCGCCGTGTTATTAAAAACCCTTAACATGGGAACAATACCATTTGACTTTCCATTCGTACCATTAATATCGCTTCCTTCTGCACGAATATTATGAATGTGAAGACCGATTCCTCCAGCCCATTTAGAAATATTGGCACACTCCTTAAGGGTATTAAAAATCCCGTCAATGCTGTCATCTTCCATGGCCAAGAGAAAGCACGAACTCAGTTGCGGTCTTGAAATTCCAGAATTGAATAGAGTAGGTGTTGCGTGAATGTATTCCTTTAGACTAAGACTGTCATAGGTCATCTTTACTTGTTCTAGGTCTTCGCCGTGAATTTGGATCGCAACCCTTAGCCACATATGCTGGATTCTCTCCACAACCTTATTATTAGAACGAATAAGGTAAGCGCGTTCCAAGGTTTTAAACCCAAAATAGTCAATCAAATAATCTCTTGAATGAACGAGTATGCTTTCAAAAAAATCAATATGTTTCATTGCAATTCTATAATAGTTTTCAGAGATGTAGTTTGGAGTCAAGTAAATAGTATTGATGCATTTTGAAAAGGATTCGTCTACCTCCTTTTGGTGGTTTGAAATGATAAGTCTGCTTGAAAGAGTAGAATAATCATAATGATGTACTCCGAGAGAAGCACATTGTTCACAAATAAGTTCGTCAATTTTGCTTGTTGGAATATTGTTATAGAGTTGATCCATAATTTTCATGACTAAATCGCTATAAGCGATAGAGAGATCATCCGAACCAACCTGTTTGATTCGTTGAACAATCTTATTGTAAGACAAGACTTCAGGCTCGCCGTTGCGTTTCAAGACAAACATAGAAATGTCCATTCTACTATATATTTTGTTTCTCATTTAAATGAATTATAAAATCAATCTAATATAATTACTTAATGTGTTGGAATGCAGAAGTATCCTTAAACACGTTTTTGGTTAGTATCTTTACGTTGGCTTTTGTGTACTACAATAATGAATACACGCAATACAAAATCAAAGAATTTAAAAATAAATGGTTATATATCTTTTTACTTTTAATTTTTTCTGTTCAATTATTTGAATTTTTTATCTGGAAAAACATAAATAATGACTATAATAGCGTATTCACCAAAATACTTTTTATTACCGTTTATTTACAGCCACTTGCATCCTTAATGTTATTAAGTAATATAAAATTAAGAAACATTTTAATGACACCATATATTATTTTTGCTATACCATACTTTTCAAATATTATAACTAGCAATAAAATTTATTCTTATTCCTCTAAAAATGGGCATTTGATGTGGAATAATCCTATTATCGTGAATGGTGTAAAAATAAATAAACTATTATATTCAATATTTGTATTTTTACTCTTATTTAGTCTTTTTTATGAAGGAAAGCCCATGTATCTATTTTTCGGGTTTATTACATTAGCGATATTTGTTTACAAAGAGTATGGTAGTTCAGGATCTATGTGGTGTTGGATTATAAATTTAATTTCATTGGTTATGTTATTCCATATTTTATTTTATCTACCCTTCTTTGAAAAAGGGTTATGTTAATAATTGAATTGAAAATATATGACATTTTTATGGTATAAATGGAAGGCTACGTTTATTGTTTTTCAAACAAATCAGGGCTTAAAGTGGGTTCGTCCAGCGTTTCTCCACAAGAGTTATTAATTGAACTTAACCTAGAGTCTGAAGAACCCTTCGCATTAGAACTATCCAAAAACGTATTTGATTACAAAAAAAAGGAACAGATGCTTGTTAATCTTTTGAGTCCTTTTAAAAACGGAGAATATTACGAAATTGAGGTTGACAAAATAGAAACGCTGTTTGAATTATTTGATGAGGTTTCTTTTGTGAACAACCTTATCAAAGAAGATGATTTTAAACGAATCCAATCTCAAATCAGAAAGAGGAAGAAGCTTTCGGACTATTTTGAAGATGGACAGTTGATTCGGCATGTCATATTAGATCACGAATGGTCGGCAGAATATAACAAGGAATTTGACGGGATTTATTATAATAATTGCATTTTAACCTTGAAGCAGTTTGTATCTTCCCATTGCGAAAGTCTCGGGAAAAAAACGCCGGCATATATTTGGAAATCCTGCGAGTATTTGAAAGATACGCACTGGATATCCTTTCATTTGAAACCGGCTTTATAACAAAACGTGACATTCCTTTTCTTTTTTATCGTGTGTCCTTTTTTTAGGCGATCGCTTTACATACTCACCCGAGACACGTTCCTCTAAAATGGTGTTCCATATTTTTTCTAGTTGAGGAATAGAGTGTTGAAACCATTCACGTTGTCTTTTTACCAAGATACAAGAATATACATCCAGTTTCCAGTATATATTTTTCACCCAAACCAGCGATTCTTCCAACATGGAATGTTCAATCCATTCATTTTTAAGTTCGTCGCTTTCTCCGTGTAGACTAAATGGCATATATTTATAAAAGAAATCGTTATCCTTTATAAATACGATAATAATTCCTCTTACGATTTCGCTTGTGTCATTGAAATATTCATGTTCCGTTTCATACTCTGTAAATTTTGTCTCAATAAAATCGCATTCATCTAGATCGCATACCTCCATTTGAATCTGCATTTGAATGTAATAATCTTTTTTGGGTACGCCTGTAATTTCTCTTGAGACAACATTTTTAATCTCAATCATTCTTCCGTAGTTATTACTACCTGTTACAATACCGTCAGGAGAAGCAGCCAAAAACGAATAGGTCGGATGAGGAATACAGCCAAAATCGCTTATTTGAGTATTGTGTTTTTCTTCATATAGTCTTGCGGTTAAAGGTTCGTACTTATGCCCCCAACTCATCGGCGTTTCATTCAAGGATGATGAATATTTTTCACGGTTAATAGGTTGACATTTTTCAAAGATCAGTTGATTCTGGGTTGACTGTGTTCCGAGTGCTTTCCACGCATTACTTGCTGTAATATGTTCGTTGCGAAACTGGTACCATTCTTCGGTTCTTTGAGCGGGCTGATAGACGGACATTAACGCATTTATTTTTTCATTTGGTTCCGAGGTGTATGAATACGTTTCTTCGCTTCTCAACTTATTGTGATTTTTAAGAACGGCGTCTATTTCTTCCATCGTAACAAGAGGGTTGGTTTTTTTAACATCTAGTAAAATAAGTTCCTTGTATTTAGGCTCCGTTATATGTTTAGGTATAGATAATAGAATATCTGATTCTGATACATCTGAGACATTCGTGTCCATTAATTAGTAATAGATAATATTATTATATCCTTATTCAATTATATTTTTTTTGGGATCTGGTTCCTTCTTGTTTTTCTTAACGGTTTTATTTTGCTTGTCCACAGAAATCAAAAACTTACGCGTAGATGGGTTAAAGATTAACCCGGATATCTTTTCAATCGTTCTTTCCTCTCTGTTATAGGTAATATCATTGTTTTTACTCAACCTTTTTGTTTCCAACAGTGTAACAAAAAAACGAAAGGTGGTTGCTTGCTCCGTTTCGTCTAACGCATACTGAGGAGTTAAATTCTTATCTATAAAGTCTCGGATCTTCTTATGTTTCTCGGTTTTTGATAATTTGGACCAAACAGCCTTTCTATTTTCCTCCATGTCATTGTTCAAAAAAATATCTAGTGACTCTTCTGAGGTTTCTTGCTTGTTACTATCAATATTGTTTCCGGTTAATATTAAAGTCCGGTATTTTAAACTGTTGTATTCCTTACATTCATTTGACATTATACTATTTAAAGTTTTATATCTATACTTATTTTGTAATATATTTTATATGAAACAAATCGTAATCTCTGATAATAATAAAAAAAATATTTTGAATACGGATTTTGACCATCTACAATCTTTAAAAATAGAGGACGAAAACACTCCCATCATTTTACGTGAAATAAAAAAGAAGTACCTCTCTTACAAAGGTCAAGACAAGTTAAAACATAAATTTGATAAAGAAAAGCATATTACGTTTGATGAATTGATTGAAAAGTTGTTAGAATGCGAATTAAAATGTTATTATTGTAAAAAAGACATGTTGATTTTATATAATAAAAAAAGAGAGAAACAACAATGGTCCTTGGAACGTTTCAATAATAACATAGGCCATTATAAAGAAAATACATGTATTGCGTGTCTCGGATGTAATCTTGGCAGAAGAACAGACAATCACGAATATTATAAAAAAGGTAAACAATTAATTTTAATAAAAGAGTAAGTGTAAAGTATTTAAAAATATAAGTCCAATAATAAAAAATGGATTCACAAAATGATCTATTACTCCATAAATTAACGGAGTTTTACAACAAAGAAAACAATCTTGATAAAATGTTAAAAATTATAAATGGTGAGTCTCGTATCTCTCTTAGAATTGTAGATTGGTTTTCTACAAATTATGCCAAAAAAAATGTTACCACCTATGATACCGAATCTTGTGCAAGATTCAAGGTATATAATGATTATAAATTGAAACTAAAGGCATATTCAAAGCGGCGCTTTGATCCCTTTTGTAGATGGGATAGAATCAAGATGCCATTTGGAGATAAAGAATACAGTATTGAGACAACAATAGGTCAACTTAACTTTTTCAAATGGGCCATTGAAAACAAGATTATAAAGTTCATTGAAGAAAACTATGCTGTCATTGAACAAGACATGAATTTAAACAATAGTGTCTCAAAAAATAAAAAGCATAACGACTCTTTGGAAAACATAAAGACTTCACGTAAGAGGCGAGAGGAACTATCCGTGTCCGCAGGAAAATGTCTCAAAAAAGAAAGTATAGATATTGTGATTAAATTCGTATAGTTTAATGTTATAGATAAGTATAATGGGGCAAGTTTACTCTAACTTCACACATGTTAATTATGAGACTTTACAGAGTAAGATTGGTACTTCCATTATTTTATTAAATACCTTATCTACCGATGACCAAAAATATTTGATTAAAGGTACTATAAATGCTGTCTATGAAATAGGTTTCATGAATGATCAATTAAAAAAAAACAAAAATATTGAAATTATTATTTATGGAAAAGACCATTACGATACAACCGTAATAAAAAAATACAATCAATTGAAAAAGTTGGGATTTAATAACGTGTCTATTTATTTCGGTGGTTTGTTTGAATGGGCTTTATTACAAGATATATACGGATCCTCAAATTTTCAAACAGATGGACAAATAAAAGACCCTTTGCAAATAACTAAATATAAAAATTGAATTAGAAAAATAGTAAGTATTTAAATGTAACAAAATGGATTTCACTCAGACAAAGTTGACTCGCTACGAATGGGAAAGCATGGAACAGGCGGTTGATGCGAAAGAAATAGAAATTTTAAAAATGATTTATAATGGAATAGATAATACAGAAATAGATTGCCGTTTATTTTCAACGATACATCAAATATTAAAGTTAGACCACCCCGATAAAGACTATCACATTTATGTGACAATGTTTAAAAGTACGGTTGATTCGCTCGTTAAAAAGTATAACTATAAACAGGTTGAGTATGTTGCACCCAAGAAGCCCCTTAACTCCGCAGACAAGATTCGTCTCAAGTCAGGCCATAAAAACGCAGACGAGTCTATTGAATCTCTTGTGTTAACGCTTATTACCAAGTTCGGTAAATCATCCAAGTCTCGCGAATTATATTACTATAATGTTCAGTACCTTTCTTCTATCTACACGCTGAATTCTATTATTCAGTCCTTTGTTACAGACTTTCTTTCTATGTTTGAATCTACCATGAATATAAATACGTTTATTACAAACACCCATAAATACATTGAAAACAACGATATTTTTCGGTTTAAACCTCTCGGTCTTTACGTTCATCAAAAGGATATTTATAAGATGATGAATCAGGAGGGTCCTAAGTTGATATGTTATCGCGCACCAACCAGTTCCGGTAAGACATTAACTCCTATTGGTATTTCTAAAAAGTTCAAGGTGATCTTCATCTGTGCTTCAAGACACATCGGTTTAAGTTTAGCAAAGAGTGCGGTCAACGTGGGTGTAAAGGTAGGTTTCTCGTTTGGTTGTACGACATCTGACGATGTGCGTCTACACTATTCTTCCGTAAGAACGTTTACAGAAAAGTTTGGGAAAAAGAGACCCGTACACAGCGACGGGCGAAACGTTGAGTTAATGATTTGCGATATTAAGTCTTATGAAGTTGCGATGTTGTATATGGAATCCTTCTTTGAACTTGATAAAATTGTTCTCTTCTGGGACGAGCCAACCATCTCCATGGATTACGATAGTCATCTTCTACACGACGATATTACTCATATTTGGAAGATAAATAAGGTTTCTACGATTATTCTTTCATCCGCCACTCTTCCGAATGAAACAGAACTTCAGCCGCTCTTTGAAAAATACAAGACCAAGCATTCCGGAAGCATTCACTATCTTGAAAGTTTAGACGAGACAACGAATATTACTTTGTTAGATAGTAATGGAGGGATTGTAATGCCTCATACCGTATTCACGGAAGCAAGTGGAATGTACGAATTTATCACAGAGTACGGAAAAAGTCATATGAAGTTTCTTAGTTTAGAAGAGTGTGCTGCCTTTATCATGTTCTTCGCCAATAAGTTTGATATCGTGATGAAAGAAATGCATCTTCAGTTTCCTAATCTAAAAACGATTACGTCGCAGAGCATACGTATGTTTTATTACAAGGTGAATGAGTTGTTGCCGGACTGGTTTACAAATGTAAAGAGTTTTATGAAAACACGTAATAAAAAATTAAATGTTGGGAATTTAGTTGTCACCGAATCTAGTCACACGCTTACTCACGGGCCTACCATCTATTTGTGCGAGAACCCTGCTACCTGGATTGAGCACTTTGTCTCAAACAGCGGAATTCTTGCAAGCACAATGGTTGATATTGAAAAGAAGATTCAGTTTAATAGTGATGTTGCAGAAAAAATGTCAAAGGTGCGAAAACTGATTGAAGACAAGACGGCAAAGGACGAGGAGAATGAAAATAAAATGAAGGATCAACGTTTTGATGCAGAAACAAAGACGCTTATTAGCCAGTTGGACGCTTTGGAGAGATCTATTAAAAAGATTCAGTTTAGCCACGTATACATTCCGAATACTCGCGAACACTTTTCAAAATGGACCAAGGATATGGATTACGATAAGATTTGTCCGTTTATCAGCGACGTAGACGATTCGTATGTTAAAAAAATAATGAAACTGGAAGTAGATATGAGTTACAAGATTCTCATCTTATTGGGAGTTGGAATATTTAATCCAAATTCGGGAGACTATAATGATATTATGAAAGAACTGTCAGAACAAAAAAAGTTGGGAGTTATCATTGCGGGGAGCGACTACATCTACGGTACAAACTATCAGTTCAGTCACGCGTACATTGCAGAGGATCTTCTGAAAATGACGCGAGAGAAAATCATTCAAGCGATTGGGCGTGTAGGTAGGAAGGAACAAAATAAGACCTTCACTTTTAGGTTCCGAGAGAACGAATTAATTCCGCGACTATTCATGAAAGGGAATACTCTTGAGGCTGATAATATGAATAAATTGTTTATGTAATAAAATAACTTAAATATTAAATATACATTTTTTTAAATGAGCATAACGCCGTTTATAACTTCAACCAATTCCGTTCATAATGGGGTTTTTATTTATATGATTACGGTAGAAGAAGCCTTACCCACTCCGCTGCAGTTTATTTTTACTCTTGAAGAAATGCGTGAAAACTTGGAAATAAGAAAAAAGGAAAAGGTCAAGTTTGCGTTTGTGATGGACGTTAGAAAACTTGGTATGTTAAGTATATCCAATCTACAAGATTTTGTTAAATTACTTGAGAGTTATAATTATCTCTTTGAAGAATATCTTGTTGCCACATCCATATATACTACTGAAAATTCTATTTTAGGATTTTTGTTTAGCATTGTAAAGCGGTTTTATAATACAAAAAAGCCACTTAGGTTTGTCTATACCATAGAGGACGCGTATACTCACATTGATGAATACAATGGAGCCATTACTCCAAATTAGTCTCATTTGATACAGGTATATTAATTGGTTCGGACACAATGACCGGTTTTATAGGCCTAGAAACATTCGTTCTATCTAGATTAGTCTTCTTGTCCTCGTCCTTTGGTGGTTCTATATCCTTTTCTGGATTGCAAATATATCCATGACATAATTCAAACGAGAACTCCATTACATTTAAAAAATAAAATTGTAATATAAAAATATTTTTCAACAGAATATAATGAATATAGTCAGTGTATTACAATTTACAAAGGAACATGTTATTCATTATATTCAAAAGGCTGCAAGATTCAAACGAGATGGTCCCGATAGATTATTGGATAAAACCATTATCAATCTATTTTATGAACCCTCTACGCGTACGTCGTGCTCTTTCCAAGCCGCTGCAATTAAGTTGGGGTGTAAGATCATTTCTATGACCGATAAATATTCTAGTGTTGAAAAGGGCGAATCTTTGGAAGATACCATTAAAACAATAAACTATTATGGAGACGCAATTGTTCTAAGACATCCAGAAAAAGGTTCATCTGAAAGGGCCGCAAGGGTTTCAAAAATACCCATCATCAATGCTGGCGATGGAAATGGCGAGCATCCTACGCAAGCGCTTCTAGATATCTTTACCATCCACGAAGAACTTTATTCTAGAAATATTTATTTAGAATCCGAGACAAGAGAACCCATTACCGTAACCTTTTTAGGAGATTTGAAAAATAGCAGAACCATTCATTCTCTTATTCATTTGTTAGCCCTTTTTCCGCGAATAAAATTTATCTATGTAAGTCCGGAGTCACTTGAAATGCCTCAAGAAATAGATAAATTAAATGTTGAACAAAGGGTCATGACATTAGAAGAAGCTATCGTTGTAAGCGATGTGCTTTATGCGACTCGTATACAAAAAGAACGATTTGCAAGTGAAGAAGAATATTTATCTATTAACACCTATTGTATTGACTCGGAAATGATGACTAAAGCAAAAGAAAATATGATTTTGATGCACCCCTTACCAAGATTAAAAGAGGTTTCAGTAGAGGTTGATTCAGACCCACGCGCGGTTTATTTCAAACAAGTTGAAAACGGGGTCTTTATGAGAATGGCTATCTTAGATACTATTTTATAGATTGTAAATGTACCACTCGGGCTTCGCGCGCTTCTTCTTCCATGTTGCAATCTTTTGTTTGTCAGGAGACATGTAATACTTACGGTAGGATTCAATCGGATCTTCTCCTTTGTACTCGTCGGGCATCGCAAGAGCAAACATCGTAAGCCCTTCTTCAGGAAACTTGGTCGGAATATTCTCGCGAAGAATGAGAGCCACCAGATAAGACTTATGAACCTTTGTCTCAGGATGTCCGTACCGATACTTCCACTCCTTATGCAGTTCGTCAATTAAATCAAGAGTCCATATAAAATTCTCCCGTGATGCGCGGCACCAAATCGTAACGGGGTGATTCTTATGTGCTAGTTTATATAGTTTATCGTTAATTTTGTCATCTGGATCCAAGACACGTTTCGCAGAGCATAACATCTGGACGGCTTCCAGTAATATTTTTGCCACGTGCTTGTCCATCATACATTCTGCGATTTCGCGCTGGATTAGAGACAAGATAAAGAGGTTCATTTTATTCACTTTTTTAAAGCATAAGTTATTTAAAAAAGTGAATTCAATTTTTTACCGCAATATATTCCATGGGACTTCCGTCGCTATAGATATGCATTTCTCCCATTTTTTGAACCGGATCGTAGTCATTATTCTTTTTAAAAAACATCTTCTTCATAACTTTTTCCATATGTCTTCTCGCGTCATTTACATTACAAATTTCCTTGGAATTTTCGCCAGTTATTTCGGTAGTTCCGTCAAAGTCTTCATAAACGGTTGAATAAATGAGTTTTGTTAAATCTTTATTTAATTCTTTATTAAAACTATTATAATGCCGAATGCTTTCTAATAATCTTAAATCATAAGACATGTTACGTACTTGTGCAGAGCCGTACCTATTTTTATCTGGATGTAATGTTTTAAACCCTCTACGTATCCCACAATCCCTGCAATCATGACCTTTCCTTTCACACAAATCTTTATAAACATCCTGAGGGTTATAACCTCCCTCATCTTTAAAGAAACAATTACCATAATCAATTATTTTAACAATATAGTGCGAATTAAAGGTTACATTATAATCAGGATAATGGTAATGATACTTTATATATCTATTTCCAAGTGAATACAACATCACATTCCCTGCGTGTAAATCATAATGTGTAAAGACATCGGATAACATTGATAAAGGAGCGTATACCTGATATAAGATATATAATAATTGTCTGTTCATAAAATAATCAAAAACTTTATCAAAATGATTAAAATCTTTATCAGTTGACATAAGTCTCCTTATAACTTTGTCTAATGTTTCACTTTCCTTTATATATTCTATCATGATACCAATCTTTAAAGGATAATCGCAACCATGTAATATGGCTCTCTTATCTATCGGCATTTTTCTGTATGTATATATTGTTTTTTTGGGATAAATATTAAAATATAGGCCATAGGTTTCTAAGAAACACGGGAATCTAAGTTTTTGTTTATTGATAAAAGTTCCTACGACGGCTTCATAGGCTAAATTATCGGAATGTTTGCTTTGCGATGTTTTAAAGATTGCATTTGAAACATATCCATCCTTTTTAAACGTAAGTAATTGAACCTTTCCGTTCATAGATTCTTCCCCAATAATTTTTGGATCTTCCCACAGTAAACTAATATCAAAATCATCAAAAAACTCGCGTATTATTTTCGTTTCTTTACCAAACGCAATACATACGTTTGAATCTGTACATACTGTATTCAAAAACGTCAGACGTATCTTTTCTCTGTATGTTTTCATAAAAGTTCCTACCTTTTTTGTTGCCGTTTTTCTTGTAAAATTTGTTATTTTACTTGCTGTTTCGCTATCATAGGCGTTTTTTATCGTATCCAAAAACGTTTTTGGAACCGAATTTAAAGATGTACCCTTTAGTGTTCTTTTCCTTGTAGGTTTTCTTTTTGTAACCGTTTTTGTTTCTGGATCATTTAAAGATGTGTCCTTGGTGCTTCTTTTCCTTGTAGGAGGTTTTCTTGTTCTTTTTGTTTTTGTTTCCGGATCATTTAAAGAAATACTCTTTGGTTTTCTTGTTCTTTTTGTTTTTATTTCTGGATCATTTAAAGATATTCCTTCGCTCATATATTATAGTGAAATATATTCCATCGGACGCCCATCACTATAGATGTGCATTACACCCAATCTAAGAGATGGATCATATTCATTGATCCTTTTAAAGAAGTCTCGTTCCATTAATTGTTCTAATCGTCTACTTGCATCATTTACATTTCCAATTCCATATGGACTTTGATCTCTAATTTCAGGCGTTCCAAATCTATGTATGTATCTTGTAGAATGAATAAGACCCAATAAATCCCTATTGTAATCAAGATCATATTCCTTTATCATATGTAATAATCTTAAATCGTGAGACTTATTGCGTTTTTGCGAAGAAATGTTATACATAGGGCTGGGGTTTAACCAAGTAAACCCGCTGTTTTCTCCACAATCATTACAGTTACTCGTTGCATCGCTGTCACATAAATCTCTATAAATATCCTCCGGATTATAACCTGTTTGCTCATCCATAAAGAATGACCTTCCGTAATCTATAATTTTAACAAGATACTTAGAATTAAAGGATACATCGCGGTCAGGATAATGATAGTGGTATTCTATATGTTTTCCTTTTACGGGTTCGTACAACATTACATTCTCATAATGTAAGTCATAATGAGTAAATACTTCTGATAAAATAGATAAAGGGGCGTATATCTGATACAAGATATATAATAATTGACTGTTCATAAAATTTGTATATTCAAATCCCAATTTGCTAATCGTATCATTTAAAGTTTTACTTTCCTTTATATTTTCTATCATAATTCCTATGTTTAAAGGGTATTCACACGATCTTATCAAAGAAGGTTTATTGATATCTATTTTTCTGTAATGTTGTATCTCTTTTATTTGACCCCTTGGATAAAATCTCCCATTGCTGAATATTCCATAGGTCTCTAAGAAGCATGGAAATCGTATTTTTTGTCTGTTTATAAATCTTCCCACAATCGCTTCATACATTAGGTTGTCCGCATCTTCGCGGTTTGAAGTTTTAAATATTGCGTTTGCAACATATTCATCCCTTTTAAAGGTAAGTAATTGGACCGTTCCATTATTAGAACTTCCAACCACACGCGGCGGTTCCGATAATAAATCAAATTCAAAATTATTAAAAAACACTCTGATCTTTTTTACTTCCCGTCCAAATGCAATACATACGTTTGAGTCCGAACATATCGTATTCAAAAACCTTAATTGTATCTTATTTCTATGAGTTTTCATAAATTTACTTATTTTTTTGCTTGCAGTTTTTCTCTTAAATTTTGTTACTTTTGAACCAGGAGATTTTGAACTTGCTGATTTAAAACTGGCCGATTTTGAATTACGCAACTCTGCCGAGGTCTCTTCTTTTACAGGAGACAATTCTTCTTTGATAGGAGAAAGATGAGATTTTCTTGTCATTTTACCAGATTTTTTTGTTCTTGTCCTTATCCGAGTTGGCATATATTATACAGCAATATATTCCATCGGACGCCCATCACTATAGATGTGCATTACCCCTAATCTTTTGGAAGCGTCATAATTATTATTCTTCTTGAAAAAGTATATTTTCATAAGTTTTTCAATATGTATTTTCGCGTCATTCACATTCAAAATTTTATCGCCTGAACTCATTTGTTCAGGCGTTCCAAAAGGCTCTAGATATCTTATAGAATAAATAAGTTTTATTAAATCTTTGTTATAGGTTTCAATATACTGGTGTAGAACTCTTAATAATCTTAAATCATGAGACATGTTACGCTTTTGCGAAGAAATGTAATGGTATGTAACTGGGTCTAGCCACGTAAACCCATTATTATCTCCACAACTAGTACAACGCGCGGATTGACTTTCACACAAATCTTTATAAAGATCCTTGGGGTTATATCCCTCATCTTTAAAGAAACTACGACCGTAATCAATAATTTTAACAATATACTCAGAATTAAAGGTTACGGTATGATAACTGTAATGATAGTTATATTGTATATGTTTACCATTTCCAACCGGATACAACATCACATTAGTCGCATGTAAATCATAATGCGTAAAGACATCAGATAAAATTGACAAAGGAGCGTATACCTGATATAAGATATATAATAAGTGGGTGTTCATAAAAAAAACATATTGATCCTCATCTAGACTCTCTAGAAGCTCTTTCAATGTATATCCATTCTTTAAATATTCAATCATTAACCCGATAGATAAAGGTTCTTCACAAGATTTTATCAAAGAAGACTTATTGATATCTATTTTAATGTTTTTAGACATATCTAATTTATCGGGGCTATAATATAGACCGTAGGTTTCTACGAAACATGGAAATCTAAGTTTTTGTTTATTGATAAATTTTCCTACAAGAGCCTCATAACCCAAGTTATCCGATCCTGGATCATTTGATGTTTTGAATATGGCATTTGCAACATAGCCGTCTCTTTTAAAGGTAAGCAATTCAACCGACCCATTTGAAGATGGCTTACCAATTACAGTTGGTTCTTCTGCTATCATTTTGAGATCAAAGTCGTTAAAAAACTCGCGGATTACCTTTGTTTCTTTTCCAAACGCAATACATACATTTGAATCAGTGCATATTGTATTTAAAAAATTAAGACGTATCTTGGACCTATGTTTTTGCATAAATCTTCCTACTTTTAATGATGCACGCCTTATTGTTTTTGTGTCTGGTTTAGGCGTTTCATTTAAAGATAGACCTTTTGATTTTGATTTTGGCGGCGGCTTCTTTTTTCTTGAAAATATAGTAGGAAAATAACTATAAGCAGGTTTAGAGGTCTGAAAAGTTTCATCTATCGTATTTAAAGATAGTCCCTTCTTTTTTGGCGGCGGTTTCTTTTTGGTTTTACTTTTTGAACCTTTTGAACTTTTTGAGATCATCTGTAGGTTTTCCGCGGTAGAATCTAAGGATAATCCTTTTGGTTCTGTAGAATTTAAAGATGTACCTTTTTTCATATAAATATAGGTATATTATAATGAGATCTAGAAAATGGAGTAATAAATACAAAAGAACTATTAACTGTAGAAGACCCAAAGGATTTTCTCAAAGACAACATTGTAAATACGGTACACGTAAAAGACATTAGGTTTTTGTTCTTTCTTTATTATGACCGCAAAATTCTGAGCATACATGACTAAATTCATAAGTAACTGCATTTGTAACACCAATTTTCATATCATGCTTCATAAAATGATAATAAAATACATCTTCAGGGCGTGTACTAGGAATACGGTTTCTTTCTGTTGTTAAATAAGCATCAAATGAATCATATAAAGTCATAAGTACGTTGATATGTTTATATCTAAACAAAAACCATTTGTCGTCTACCCATTTTTGATTTGCGCTCATTGATCCAACCATAATATCTTCATTGAAATCTAATTTAGAATAATCTATTTTTAACCCGATGTCTATTCTAGATAATAATATGATCTCATTTTCATCCATTCGTTTTACCATTTCCAAAACCTTTTTTATATTGTAAAAAAATGAAAAAATACGGTAACTTTGTTGATAAAATTGATTAAATTTTGGTATATTTAATTTATTTGATTTTTCTATATGTATTTGTTTGTCGTACTTATATAGACAAACAGTTGGATTACCAAATTTAATCAACATATCAGGTGTAATTTCGGACGTATCATTTTCTGCTTTTACAGTTGGACAAAATATATAAACATCCTTGAATTCTATATTTCTTACAAAATTGTCTGCATTCCTATAAAACCCAAATAAACATAGTGTCATATAAATTAACGCATAAAAATTATATACAAAGATTATATGTATATTCTTTCCGGTGCAAGTGTCCATATTATTGCAATCTCTTTTTTTGTATATATATTCGTGAATCTTTTTGAGAATTTGATTCACTATAACATCGGCAAGTTTAGTAATAAGGAAACGCACTTGGAACTACCCACTAAAAAAGACTTTGTAAAAATAGTGGTGGTAATGTGTATATTTGCATTGCTACAAGGTTTGTTGACAAGTTATTTTAATAATTTTGTTAAGTAATTTAAAAATAGATTTCATACTCATAAAATGAAATTTATTTTTCTAAGCCTATTAATAAAGCCGAAGTTTTGTCTTAATTGTACATATATGACAGAGGATAGTAAATGCTCTTTATTTCCAAAAAAAAATAGGGATATTAAAAGGTTAGTGAATGGTATTTATGATATGAATGATTCTTATTATCATTGTTCCGCAGTAAGAGACGATCCATCTATGTGCGGACCAGAAGGAAAAATGTACGTTAAAAAGAGTTAGTATAAAATTGAATAGAAAGTTACCCTTATTCAATTTTATAGAATGAAATGCCAGACGAAAGACCGAAACAGCAAACTATGCCGCAACTACGCAGTAATACATTATTGTAAGATTCACAGTTATATGGAGGAATATACGGATGAAATGAAAGCCAATGTCAAGCTATGCTCTGCGTGTCTCTTGTGGCGGTTTATGGGAGAATATGATACGTGCGAAGGGTGTCGTATACGCGGTGCAGAGAATCGTGAGAAGAACAAGGAAACGATCGTGTTATGCGCGAAAGAAGGATGCAAGTACAAAAAGAGTGACAATAAATATTGCGGGAAACATCAAGCGGACCTATTTCTAGAGCAGACCCAGGAAGCTGGGTTAAAACATTGCTCTAATTATTTGCGCGGATGTCGTACTCAAAACGATCCAAGTTATAAATTTGCAAGGTGCGAGGTTTGTTTAGAGAAAGACCGTATAAAGGATAAGGAAAAACGAAAGGTGGTTGTTATAACGGATGAAGGCAGAACTTGTAACACCTGTTCAAAATTATTTACATTTGATATGTTTAAGGGACAACTTGGTGATACAGTAACGTGTCTTGGATGTCGTGAGGCAAACAAAAGACAAGATGCGAAGCGAGACAAGGAACATGTGAATGAACTGGCTCGGGCAAATGCTGCGAAGCCCGAACGTATTGCAGTGAAGAAGGAATGGAAAGAGAATAATTATGATAAGGTTGCAGGTTATTGGGTAGAATCACGAGCAAAATTAATTGAAGAAAATACCGAGGAATATCTTAAAAAAGAGGCGGAAAAATCAAAGAATTGGCGAGAAGCTAATCCTGAAAAGGTAAAACAAATAAACAAAGAAAGTAGTGAAAATATAAATTATCATTACAAAAATTATAGGTTAAGTGCTGAAACACGAAGACTAGATTTTCCACTTACGAAAGAAGAGTTTAATGTTATCGTGACTTTACCATGCTATTATTGCGGGATTATTCAACCCAAGGGTTTTAATGGTATTGACAGGCTTGATTCAACGATTGGTTATAGTTTGGATAATTGTAAAAGTTGTTGTGAAATGTGTAATATGATGAAGGGTACAACAGGACAAAATATATTTATTCAACGTGTAGAACATATTCTAACGTATTTGAAGATTGTTGATGGGTCTTTATTTCCAGATGTATTTGCTAATTTTAAAGGTTCATCATATTCAAGATATATGTTTAGAGGAAAAGAGAAGGATATTGAATTTACAATTGATAAAGAATATTTCACTACAGAAACAAATAAGCCTTGTTATTTATGTGGTAAAAAGCCTGACGACCTTCATAAAAATGGTCTTGACCGTTTTGATAATGACAAAGGTTATACTGAAGATAATGTAAAAAGTTGTTGCGGTAATTGTAATTACCTTAAAAGAACATATGTTTATAAAGATTTTATTGATAAATGCATTATAATTTATGAAAAAAATAAGGATAAGGATGTTAAGGACATATCAAATGAAGAAAAGAATAGTATTGTAAAGGGTAATAAAAAATCCAAGGAAGAAATAGAGGAAAATGCTAAATTACGAAAGGAAAAACAGCGCGAAGATCTTCGTACTAGATACAGCGACGAAGAATACAAAAAGTTGAGAGTAAAACAGATTGTAGAAAATAGGAAGAAGATAAAATAAAATAACTTAATATCTTATTTTATAAAATTAGGTAATAAAATATATTTTTATTTTGGCTATTGTTTTGGTGCCAAAATCGCATAATTTTCTGGCTAATTTGAATATGCCAGCCCCCCCATTCCCGACATAATTCTCAATACATTGTAATTGCGGGCATAGACACGGACCTTAGCAGTGTTAACACCAGAGACCGTAGCGTTAGAGAGAACAAGCTGAAGAGTCGCGTTATCAATTCTGGAGAAGTTGCAGGTTCCCGAAGGCTGGTGCTGCTCGGGCTGGAGAGCGAACGAGTAGACGTTAATACCAGTGTCAGGGGCGCGGGTGTGGTGCTGCCAAGGCTGGACCTGGTCAAAGTAGGTTCCCTCACGCTCAGAGAAGCGATCCTGGCCGTTGAGCTGGAGCTTGGCAGTGACAACTGGGTTCTCACCCCAGCAGTGCATGTTGAGCGAGGTCTCAGCAAGAACGAAGGTGCCAGCATCCGAAACACCGGACTCGCCAGTTCCAGTGCCCTCCCAAGTGAAAGTAGAACCACCGTCAAGGCCAGTGGTGCCAGCGGCACCAAAGCTGAGACCATCAGCACCGGCATTCTGGAAAAGACCAGTGCTGGCATTGATAACACCACCCGCTGTGTTGTTGGTCGCAGCATCACTGCCGAACGCCTTAATGGTGTTAGGAAGAGCATCAACCGCATCAGTGTAGTTGAAAGGCTGGGCACCAAGAGCCTTGAAGAGAACGTTTCCGGCAGCAAGGGACGCGCAGTAGTCCACGTTGGCGTCAGGCTGTACAACCCAAACAAGCTCCTTGCAAGGGTGGTTGAAGTTAAGGCGAATCTTGTTGGACGAGGAACCGACTGACTCAGCGCCAGTGAACTGGAGCTGCTCAATGAGGTACTCGTGGGGGTTTTGTGCCATACGTCTGCGCTCGTCGGTGTCAAGGTAGATGTAGTCTACGTACAAGGAGGCAGAGACGAGGGACTGGGCGTAGGCGGTGGAGGCCTTCTGGTCGCCCGATGATACACCGGTGTCCTTTACAGCCCAGAGACACTCATCAATCGCGCGGAGTTCAATGTTAATCTTTACCTCGTGGTACTGGAGAGCAATAAGAGGAAGAGCAAGACCAGGGTTGTTGCAGAACCAGAACTGAAGAGGAATGTAGAGGGTGGTCTCAGGAAGAGCGTTACGAGGAGCGCATACCTGTCTAGGTGCGCTGGAATCACAAGGGCCATCAACGTTCGCGAACTGAGGATCAGTCAAGAAGGTGAGCTGGGTGGTCTGGCCGACCATCTTGTTGTAGCCGCGCTCCTGGTTCTTGTCCATAGTAAGCTGCGACCAGATGTGCATCCAGTCACCGTATTGCTTGTCAATGCGCTGACCACCAATCTCTACCTCAACACCATCAATGAGCTGATGGCCAGGGAAATCCAACCATCTGGCAAAGAGGACATTGTTGGCTCCCATAGACTGGTTGATCTCTGGGAGGGTTACCTGAAGGTAAGTGCGGTAAGCAAGATCACCATTTCTGGAGATCGTGCAGGTTACTCTGCGTCCAAAGTCGCTCTGGCCATTGAAAGTCTGCTCAATGGACTCCATCGCGAAGTTTGTGTGTCGGCGGTAAGTAACCTTCCAGTAAGTAATCTGGGGATTTCCAGTAAGATATACATCTTGTGCGCCATAAGCTACTAACTGCATCAGACCACCTCCCATTTTATACATTAATAAAAGAAAAAAAATTTGGAATTTACTTAATTAAAATAAAAACAAATAAAATCATTTCTTATAAATCTATAATGAATATAAAAGGTGATGATACGATAGACAATCTTTATACTAAAAAACTTAAACATTTTCATAATACGGTTGATATAATTATTCCTAAATTAAATGTAAAAATAGAGGAACTTGAAAATAAAAGAAATCCCGAAAATAAAGATGAAACCAATCAACAAATTACTAATTTAAAAAATAAAATAAGACTTCTTAAAGAAGAAAAAAATAAATATTATTTGGAAAACTCTAAATATTTATTTGAATACTTTGAATCAAAACAGGACATTGATAAAAATATAAACCCAAAAAAGAAGATAAGTACCTTTTTTAAATTAAAAGATGACGTAGCAAAGAGTGAAAATATAAATCATTGCATCAATGAATATATGGAAAAAAATAACTTTGAAATCGTAAATTTAAATAACTATTCCTACAATAAGTCTATATGCGAAAATTGTAACATAGGTGAATTAATAAAAGTAAATCATGAGGGTATTATTGTCTGCAATCATTGTTTTACAAATCATAAATATTTGGTGGACAATGATAAGCCAACCTATAAGGAACCTCCTAAAGAAGTTTCCTTTTATGCGTATAAAAGGATCAATCATTTCAGAGAAATTTTGTCTCAGTTTCAAGCAAAAGAATCTACTGATATTCCAAAGGAAATCATAGAACAAATCAGCAACCAGGTTAAAAAGGAACGTATTCAATTATCGCAATTAACAAATAAAAAGATGAAGGAAATACTCAAAAAATTAAAATATAACAAATACTACGAGCACATTCCATTTATAAAAGACAAACTTGGTATAAAGCCGCCTGTCATGAGTCCTAAACTAGAAGATACCCTATGTAATTTGTTTATGGATATTCAGATCCCTTATGCAAAATACTGTCCCAATTCAAGGGTTAATTTTTTAAATTATTATTATACACTTTATAAACTATGTGAACTTCTCGGAGAGAATCAATATTTGGAATTTTATCCTATGTTAAAAGACCAAAAGAAGGTTGAACAAGATGAGATTTGGAAAAAGATATGTAACGATTTGAATTGGGATTACATACCCACCATTTAAAATCCTCCTGGGAAATGTACAAGATTGGCGCCTATACCAAAGCCAGCACCGGTTCTTGCACTTTCTCCCATACTAGGAATATAAGTATCTAAAATACTAAACGTGGCTGCGGCTACTAATGCTAAAAGGGCAATTTCTTCAATATCTAACGATTTTTTAGGTATCGCAAAACATGCAATCGCAACCATTAACCCTTCTACTAAATACTTTATAACTCTTTTTGTAACTTCTTGGAAACTAAAATTCATTATATATTAATAAGAAAAAAATATAAATATTAAGTAATCTATTATTTATAATGACAAGCTTTTCAAAGATGGTAGATTTGTTAGACGAAGATAAGCCAATTGCGGAACAAAAGTTTGTATGTATGTCTTTCATTTCGCCTGAAAATGAGATCAAGAACAAATCACGATTCTTCTTTGAAGAATTTGTAAAGCAGTATGATTTTAATAAATCAATGGAGAAGTTCACGCAATTTGTAAACTATGTTTCGTACAAATACAATATAAAACCAGATGAATTGAACGACGAATTCAAGAATTTTGTCTCATCTGAAAGAGAGAGTTTGAATACAAGTGTAGAGGCCGACTATAAAACATTTGTAGACGTTAGAGAGAATCAACTGGAAGAAAAGTACATGGACGAGCATTCCATGCAGACATCAGTAAGAGGTCTAAAGATTCGCGGCGTATTTCCTACTCAACAAGAGGCAGAATTAAGGTGTAAGATGATCCGCGAGGTAGACCCAAATCATGATGTCTATGTGGGTCCTGTTGGATTATGGATACCCTTTCATCCAGAGGCATATAAAACAGGTAACGTCCAGTATTTAGAAAAGGAACTGAACGAACTCATGCACGAGAAAAAGAAGAACGAGGATAATGCCAAACTTCAATTTGATAAAAGAGTAAAGGAGGCCAAGGTAAAAGCAATTAAAGAAAATATGGAAAAGGCCAAGGAATCAAACAATAGACTTACCCAAACAATCAACGAAAAGGGTGAATTGGTCTCTATTCAGAATATGAATACACAAGAGAAAAATCTCGGGGTAAATGCAACCTTGGAAGAGATTGAAAAGGAACTATTTGAAGGCGATACTATTATTACAGGTAAATGATTTAATAAATAAACTAGATGATAGGTAATGATTTGTTTTTTCTGTAAAAAACGAAACATTATTTTAATTACATGCAAATGCAATCAGTCATTTTGTATAAAACATAATTTACCGGAAGTTCACGAATGTACGTTTGTGGAGGAATTATATAAATTAGAGGTTGTTGAACCTCCTAAAAAGGTTGATAAAATTTAATAAAATATAATAATAATGACTATAATTTCTATAACACAAAATGGAAATACAACGATAACCGTAAGTAAGGAAGGAAATACAACTTTCACTAAAACAGAAATTATAGACATATCCGGTGTCGTACACACGCTTGAAAAAGAAGTAACTATTACAAAATCATCCACTATAACGGATGTTGTAACCGAAACTATAACTGTAGAACCAACTGCAACACCAAATATAAATAAAACCACAATTGATGTTTCTAGTACTACAAACAGTTGTTATGATGCAGACAAGATTGATCCTAGAAATACAACAGTGAATTATCCTTATTTGGGATTAATTCAATTAAGAACGATAGGTTCAAATAAATATAATCCAATTATTCCTATCACGACTCTTAACGGAAGAACAAATGGATATGGTGGAAATTTAAAATTTGATTCCAATTTACTTTTATTTAGTAGTTATGAAGACTTACAGATGCGTAGAAAGGCTGAATACTTGAAATACAGAGGGGTTAATAATGCAGGGTTTAAAACAAATGAATTTTCAAACATAGTAAGCAATCAGGCGCGCAGGGTATATAGTTCTGCAAAACTGCGCCAAATTGCGGCTGAAAATGCAACGTTAACGTGTAACACTACGGTATTAACACCGCCATCAAATTCTGGGATTAGAGATCCAAATTTTCCAGGATATTATTTGTCTCCTTTAGTTCAATTTAAAAACTATCTTTAAGGCCTAAACCATAGGTAGGCTTAAGGCCTAAACTCTGGGTTTACACAAACATCTAGAGTAGGAAAAATTTGTCCGCTCATACAAATGTCACCTTCGTATACGTCGGTACATTCTCGCATATGATTATCAAAACCTATATAACAATAACCATTTCCTTTTACGATTTGATTATCTTTATATTTTGTTTCTATTTTTGCGTTCAAAGTCCCAACACCTCCTGTATCTATTTGAGCCTTTGTTTCCTTTTCCTTTTTTTCGTCTTTTTCAATACTATGTACTTCCGAATTGAGTTTTGATTTTATTTCAGACAATTCCTTATCATCTTCTTCTATTTTTTTATTTATACTATCAAATAAACTATCATACTTACTTTCAAGTTGGGCTACTGTATCTGTTTTAGTAATAGTATCCTTTGTTTTTTTAAAGAAGTCAAATATATTATTACGATAATAATACAAGATGGATACAAGTATTATGGATACCGTTAAAAATATAATGGCACTAACCGTCATGTTTGAGGGTTTTATTTCAGGAAACATACTTTTCGGTGGTTCATTTTCTCCATAGACATTTTTAAATTCGTTTTTCAGAGTACGTTTCACTTGATTAGATTGATTAGAGTTTACTTCCATGTTTTCAGTACTATTTGATAACTTCACGTTACTTGTATTTAATTGAAACGGTTTGTCCTTTCCATACATGTTTGAAAATTGCCTTCTCAGTACATTCTTTGCCATAATTATACTATACAAATAATTTATTCAATTACTTCTGATTTCTTAATCTGACTAAATATTAGTTCTATATTATCCTTTAAATGTGTAAAAACTCCTGTATTTTCTATGATTGGTTTATTAAAGTCTATGTTATCTGTTATGATAAGCATGACGCAATAATTTAAAATATATTTCTTTTTTTTATTGGATTGCGGAGTGTATTTTATAGTAAACAGTTCAAACAGGGATTCAATTACTTTTGTTAAAATAACAGGCTCCTTGAAAGAAAAGAAAATTTCAAATAAGATCCAAATAATGTTTAAATGTTTTGTTTTAATAAAGTCTCTTGATTCACAGAAGATAGGCTTTTTCTTTTTTTGAAGCATATCATCGTAACCAATAATCCAGTCAACCCAATAAAGTATATCTATTTTACTTTTTGTCTCAACCAGGTGATACACAAACTCGTTTAACGAAATGAATAACTCCTTTGGATCTCCGTCCTTAAAGTACGGCTTAATATATTCCACGTTAGGCGCCTTCAAATTTTGAAACACTTCTTCAAAATTAAAAACAAATTTCAGGGTATCAAGAGTTGTGTCTTTTTTGCACTCTGACAAAATCTGTGTAATACTAAATAAGATCACGCGTACTTCGTATATATTTCTCAATTCAAAGTCGTCGCTGCTAACATTTGCCAACTCTTTAAACTCCGAAAACTTTTTGTATAGATAAAGAGGTATTTTTGGATTCGTTACATGAATATATTTGCATATAAAATAAATATATAAATTCCATAGTTCTATGATAAAGCCACTGCATAACAACTGACCCGTCCAAAAGAATGCTTCCTCCGTTTTGTGGTAGTATATGCTTTTTTCAAGTTCTTTAATGACATTTGACTTTTTATAATTTGAAATTGTAATTGTTTTGAAATTCCTTCGTGAATCCTCTATTTCCATTATATCTCTTATTCACAAAAAAAAATACTATATTAATACAAATGATATTATATGTATTAATATTTCTACTATTGACATAT